CTTCATAGGTGTGTTTAGCTTCACGAAATAATCTATTAAATTCATTAGGATCTAGGCCTAATTGTTCCATCCTAGTCGGATTTTTTTGCAGTTCTTGCAGTGATTTGTAGGCAGCACCGGGACTATTAGTAATCATAGTTTGATACGCCGCAATTGTAAAATCGCCGCGGGCATCTCGCATTCTTGCTAAAAATTTATTGTCAACAACCCCGCGGTAACCTTCAATTTCTTTAGTCTTAGGATCGTCTAATGTATTGTATAGAGTTTCCCATTTACTAATCATTTGATCTAATTTAGTTGGATCAGAACCTACCGCAATAATGTCGGCTTTCCTAGCTTCCATTAAACCAATTTGACGAGCTTCTACGCGTTGATTTGCTTCAAATTGAATTGCTTCTCTTGCAACCGAACCTTTTACTTGCTGAACATATTGATCCCACATTTGCTGCGAGTAACGGTTAGAATGTTTCCATTTAGGATCATTAACTAATTCATTAAACGCCTTATCTACTTGATTAAAATGTGTATCTGGCTGTGATGTACCACCGTAATCAGGGTCTAAATATTTTTTAGTATTTGCGCTATCGGTCTCACGAAGATCACTAATCCGCTTAGTAAGTTCAGTGCCAAATGAAGATGTTACGGTAGCATGCTCAACTACTGCAATATCTTTTTGGCGTTGTACTTCCATGTCAGCAAATGCTGAAGCTACCTGACTAATCACTTGCCCGGTTTTTACAAGACCACCCCCTGCGGTTTCTGCCATAGCCGCAATTTGACGACTATCTAGTCCTGACATAGGACGACCACCTAGTCCAATGCCGCTAATTTGACTTTCTTGATATGTTGGAATTCTTGGCATATTCTTTTATCCTGTTCCTGTTGGTTTTTTGCCCCAAACTCCAAGGCGAGTTCCAGACATACCAACATTTGCTGCACCACCTAATACTGTGCCAAAGGCCGCCGTTGTTCCTGCTTGACCTGCTGCCTTACCTTGCATTCTCGATAATTCAGCTTCTGACCTAGCGTTCTGATAATTAATTTCACCACCATAAAGAATAGCTAATCTATCCATTTCAGCTTGTTGTACCGTATCTTGCTGTAACTCTAATGCAGTACCTTCCATTTGAATACCAGAAGCTAATACGGCGGCTCGCTGCGATCCAATGGCTCGCCGCAATCTAGCTGACTGGCGCTGTGCGTCATAGTCAGCATTTTGCTTTGCAATTTGGGCATTACGTTCTTGAACTGCCGCTTGGTAATTTAAAGCCCGTTCTTGCGCCTGACCTTGTTGATATTGACCATAGGCGGTAACTGCCGTACCGGCTGCCATTGCAGCAAGAATGATGACTTCAGTTCCCATCAAAAAACCTCACATATCTGTAATGATCTAATTTATCCGGCCCCCACATCCGTAAAGTTGATTCACGTTTATATCCTAGCCATTCTAACCAGCGAATTGCTTGATGTAAATTAGACGGCACTGTAGTTTGAAGCCGATGTAAATTTAATTTTTGTCTTATTGATTCCTGATTTAATTTTATATGCTTTATACACTCAATCCTATATTTTTGCAATAATTGAGATGGAATTAAAAACGATTCAGCAACACCTTGCCAAATTGGAATTATGCCTGCAATAATAACAATTTGACCCTTTTCAATTGCTGTGTAAGAAATTGATGCTTTTTCTAAAGCAAGTCCTTCCTTCATAACAGGCCAAGAAGGCTGTATAAAGTCGAGGTGCCAGGATTCAAATGGTACCACTATCATCTTTCAGATACGACCATGGCGTACATGATCATTAAAATAGTTGCCGGATGTGGCGTATCAGATTGAATAGTTAAATTAAATTCGCGGTCTGGCGTATGCTGCAATAGCACTCGCTTATCTCCGGTAAATAATTCAACACTACCCATGGCTGATCCTGCCTCCCTAAATGGAATAATTTCTAAATTATTTTCATTAACACCAAACTTCAAATTAAACGTATCTACAACCCTAAAAGTGACTCGCTCAATACGTCTTATTTTACCCTGACTTGGTCCGTTTTCTGTTTGAACTTCAGGGTCTAATGTGCGGGCTTTAGCTACATAGCCCAGTCCGACAGCAGCTGTCGTTGCCGGTCTATCTAGTGTAATTTGCCCGCTAGTTACTGTTCGATTAGGATGAACGGCGCCGTTTACAAAAACTTGTACAACTTGACCTTCTAAATGATTTAGTCCAGTTAACGTACTTGTGGCCGCTCCAGAGTAAGATAATCCGCTGTCGACAAAAAAGGCTTGCTGTACAGTATCACCTTTAGCTGTGTCAAAAGATCTTTCTAAATATTCAACGTATTTTACAGTTGCGCCATTGATTGTCCGGCGTACAACCATGTAAAGAATTTCAGACGATTCATCTGCCTTAGGAATAACCGCAATTGATTCTACAAATGTATTTGTGCCGCCAATAATATGGCGGTGCCACGCCACTACCTCTTGTTCGCGCTCGTAGGTTAAACAACGTAATTCGCCAGTTTGTAGTAAGACCCAAACTAGATTGTCTGGTGATCTTGCATACGCAATCTGCTTGATGTAACCAGTGGTAATATGCTCAGCTAGCAAAGTCATGTCTGGTGAAGTATATCCATCAGCATTAACGTCGTAAGCAAGTTCACGAACTTTTAATCTTGACCTGTCAATGTATAGGGTAGTTCTACTAGCTCCAACCACCCGTTCATCAGCGCTGCCGTCCGTTGTTTCACGCGATACCGTAACGTTTGTTGGTGTTAATGCTTCAAAGTTTCGGCCTGACGATAGAATAAACGGCCCGTCTGATGTACCAATTTGTAGGCGCTTTTCGCCGTAGATCCATCTAATAGCATTAACTTGATCTGTCGATAGCGTAAAATTCAATGCAGAATCATCTAGGACTTCACCGTTTTCATTTGTAGGACTAAAGCTAAGGAAGTCACCAGACCTGCTCCCCCAAATGGTAGAGGGTTTCTGAGTGGATCCTGAAAAAAATAACCGTTCTTGAAAGAATGAAACGGCTGACGGCCAACCTGTCGTATTAGACCAGCTGCCAAGGCGCCAATCAGCAGTTGCCGAAGTTGCATGAAATGGTAAATCGGCATCTATTTCGGCGGTTACTTGGGTTGCACTCGTATATGCAGTAATTTTAGCGGCACCCCAGTGGGCAGTTGTGTGGCCAATCCTAATCCACCTACCTACGTCAGTTGAGGTAAAAATACCGGTACTTGCTGTAATAGTAGTTGTACCAGTGGTATGCTGCGGGTTTACGGTGGTGGCAGTGGTGTTAATGGCGTCGTATGGACCGTCTTTAAATGCAAAATCAGTTAGTGTCCAGTTAGTTGCACCTAAACGGTTTAACTGCTTAATTGGATAACTTTTATGAACTAAGTATAAGATGTCCGCTGATTGCGTAAAATCTAATCCATCAAGATCTGCCGTTGTATAGGGCGTAGCGATCTCATAAATACTACCGCCGTTATATAACTGGCCTTCATTGCGATAAAAACGAACATATAAATTCCCAAATTCTAAAACATAGGATTGGGTTGTTGAAAAGATAAATGGAATTAATTTTACCGCCGTTGTAACTTTAGTACTAGCAATAAACCTAGTACCTGGCCGTTTAGTCATGCCTCCGTGCGGGAAGATAAGAAAGTTTTCACAACGTTCTAACGCTGATCCATACTTGGCAAGGTCAATGCGGCCATGCAGCCGCGGACTAATTTCACCGCCAGTAAAGTTAGTCTGAATCGGAGTGCTTTTAGCCATTAATACCTCGGTGGGGTCGAGATCCAGCTAGGTGTTACGCCGGTTCTAGAATCTAACCAGTAATCGGTATCAAGTACATCTTGCGCATTTTCTTGCGCATCAACAAACTTAGCTTCACGAAGTTTTAGTTCATACAAGTTATACATCCGCTCCATAGCTTCAGTACTTTGTAGTAATGGGTGCGCCATATCTGCGGCTAATCTAGCGGCTAAGGCGTCAACTAACAAGGTATCATAGGTAATCACATCGGTAATTAAACCAATGTAGGTAATCTGCAAGATCTCGTCATCATAGAGAATCTTTTTGCCTTCAATGCTGTATTTACCTAGGTTATTTTCAATGCTAAGTAAACGTAAAAAATCGGCTGGTAAGGTAAAAGCATAGGCATATCCATATACTGGTGCTTGCGCTTCTTGTGGTAATGAAGCCCGCTTAATTAAACAGTTCCACGGGTGACCTCTAAATACTGCAGCCCTGGTGTCATTAAATAATCGATTTGCCGTACTAGCTGGCTTAGTTGAGTCTGACAACGAATTAATAGGATCTACACCAAGCATTGTTAATGCTCGATTAACGATATCAATGTCTGATGTGGCCATGTCAAGCTCCTAAGTAAAGAAGGGGATCAGGCACGTGAACCCGACCCCCTAAATTGCTGCATTTACTACTTAATCAAGTGAATACAAAATGTAACCACTGATTGTTGCTGCGTCAGGGAGTGTACCGCCCTCAACTAAGCCAGAAATTGTCATTCCAGTACGTGTAGTCCATTTAGACGTCACGGTAGAACTAGTAGTTCCGGCAGAAGCAATGGAGGTAGACGCCAAGAAAGCAGTAGTACTAGCGGCAACGCTTGCATTAGCAATAGTTGTATAGCCAGTATGTCCGACCTTTAAAGTACGCGAAGCGCCAAATGCTGAGTAAGTTACAGAAATCTGCAATACTCGAACATTACCGCCTGGTAATTTAGCTAGAAGAACATTATCACCGTCAGCACCTGCGCCTGATTGAGTATATGTAAACGCGGCAACGCGAACGCGACCGTGTTCATCACATGCATCATTCATAACAGCTGGCACTGCAACAGTGTTAGCGTATTGAGTAGAATTAAAAGTAGCCATGTCTGTTCTCCTTATTCAGCGCAAATTAATTCAACTACTTTTTCTTCTTCCATACGGGTCGCCCCGAACGAAGCAGAAACGTAGACTTGGGTGGAATTGCGCTTGTCACGACGTGGACCAATATCAACGGTAATGTCAGCACCAACAGCTAACAACAACCCTGATTGTGCCCATGCCACGCAACGACGATGGCTAGAAGCATTAGTTCTAACTAGTTCGGTACGGACAAACTCAAAACCCATAAAGCTATTAATCTCACCCTGAACTAAAGCACGGACAGTGTTGTAGTCTGCACTAGAAACTTCAGTAGTTTTTAAGAGATCAGTAACTTGTTTAGCCGTCAAAGCAATATAGCGCCGTTCAGTAGGATCAACTTCGTTTTTATCCATAATTTCTTTGGCTTTACGAAGTTTAGCAATGGTCAAACCAGAGTTAGCAGCTGCACCAGATTCTACATAATCAACGGCAACTTGTTGAGTATTTGGAAATGATACAGTTGACGAACCGGTTTTACCAGTGTAAACAGAACCAAAAGCAGCATCAAGAATGACTTCGTCCATCTTACGGCCTAGTGCATAAGCAGCGTTTTGGCTGTAAGGTGAGGTTGGGTCAATCAACATGCGGATACGATCTGTACGATCAATGAGATCTGCCCAGTCGAAATCGCGCAAAGAAACGCGACGACGATCATGCGGAACATTGATCAACGGAGTGTCTTGATGACGGCCAGTAACTTCCTGGGCGGATGTAGCACCAATACGATCATAGAAGTCAAATTCAGCGTTCTGAGATTCAGCGCGAACGAATGGGCGCAAGCGTGAACCTTTTTGCTGAACAAGGTGTTCTACGTTAGCACGGTACTGTTGTACAAATGCTGTAGTGATTTGAATGGACATATGTCCTCCTTATATCAGTTAAAGTTAAATACAATGCTCGCAGAGGTTGCCCAAACGGACCCCTACATACCCTTATGGCTAGGCGACACCACCGGACCCTTTCGGGTTGCCCGTTACTAGCATAATACAGTAAAACTGTACACTAGTTAAACTTTTTTAAGATCCGACTTCTTCCGGATACGCAAACCCATAAAGTTCGTGCATCTTCTTAACGGCTTCAGCATGACCTTCAGTGGCTGGACTTAAATACGCCGACATAAACTTTTCATCTCGCTGCATACGCGCAATCTCTTGGCGGGCTGCATCAGGCGTTAATGTAAAGCCACCGGCTTGCCCTGGCTGAGTCAATGACTCTTGCATCTTCTCACCGATCTTAGCAAAGACTTTAATGAACATTGGATTGTCACCAAGTCCAGTTTCATTGAGCCACTTCTTCATATCTTCGCCGCCAAAGGTATCAACTGCTCTTACAGCAAGGTCAATCTTTTGGTCGTATGCTTTGCCAAATTCTTTTTTGACATCATTAACCCATTGCTCACGCTGTTGTTGCCCGGTTTGCATCATCGCAGTATGCTGTTCACCGGCAAACTGCATGTAGTTCTTAAATACGGTTTCGGCTTGTTTTTGCGACAAGCCGGCTTCATGAAACACTTTCTTAAAGTGATCAATTGCTTCTGGTTGAAATGGCATGTCCTCAGGGATAATACCCTTAGGATCTAAGTTGTACTTACCATCTTGAGGTCTTCCTAGTTTTTCATAAAACGAATCCCACTCAGTAGAATCAGCTCCTTCGCCTGGAATGACTAGCTTATCTTTACCAACCATGCGCTGAGCATGTACATAAGATTTTGCCAGACCGTTTAAATCTTTAATATCAGCTAGAGTAGGATCAGAACGTAAACTCTCATCGAGAGCTGCCCGCCAATCGATAGAACCACTCGAGCTGCCCG